AAGCTCGTTCTGTATTACCACAGAGTATGCACACGAATTGGATATGGTCTGGAACTCTATATGCTTTTGCAAGAGTATGTGGTTTACGATTAGATGACCATGCACAAAAAGAAACGCAACAGATTGCAAAACAATTAGACATACATTGTGAAGATGCATTTCCTATCTCATGGAAATACTTGACAAAACATAAGGAATAAAGTATAATGAGTAAATGGTGGAAAGGGTTTCTATTTGGAGTCCTCACAACAATAATAACTTTAATACTATTAATAAGATGATATTAGAATCTGAAATCTTACGACAAGCAATCAATGATTGTGGTTCTATGGTTCGTAAGTATCAATTTGAAAAAGACAAAAAAGATATATGTTCTTTTTGGTGGAAACAAATTATTCAACTTACAAAAAAAAGAAAAAAAGTTTTGAAAGAAGAACATCGACAGGCCAAAGAGATAGCTGATTATTTCGAATAAATAAGAGTATGGAAAATTCATACTTTATGGGCCGAGATGGTTTTATGTGGTTCATTGGTGTCGTTGAAGATAGAAACGACCCAGAGAGATTAGGCCGAGTCAGAGTTCGTGCACTTGGCTATCACACCGAAGATAAAACTAAAATCCCAACAGACAGTTTACCTTGGGCAACAGTAATGATGCCTGTTACTACACCATCTATGAATGGTTTAGGTCACACACCTTTTTTAGTACAAGGTTCGTGGGTAATTGGTTTTTACAGAGATTCTCAACATCTACAAGAACCTGTAATCATGGGAACTCTTCCAGGTAGACCAGCTGACTATTCAAATACTGATACAGGTTTTAGTGACCCTGGTGATAATAAAGATTATGGTTATTACGATAAAGAAAAAGACACCTATACATATCCTGTAAGAAAAGAAGAGTCAGATATAAATCGTTTGGCTGTACCAAGTGTAACTCATGGTAATCGTTCAGCCAGAGATGACGCAGCAACACTTGAAGTACCTTTAGCAAATACAACGACCACTTGGGACGAACTTAAAACAACTGATGAAACATCAAGAGGTAAAACAGAAGAACGAGGAACATCTACTGAAACAAATGATGAAAGAGAAGAAAAGAAAAGAGTTGGTTCTGAATATCCATACAATCATGTTAGAGAAACAGAATCTGGTCACATTGTAGAATTTGATGATACTCCGTTTGCAGAGCGTGTGCACGAATATCATCGTACTGGAACTTTTTACGAAGTAGATGCTGATGGTAATAAGGTAACAAGAATTGTTGGAAGTAATTATGAAGTTGTTGCAGGTTCTGAATTTGTAAATGTTAAAGGTGATTGTAATTTAACAATAGACTCTAATTGTAGAACTTATGTAAAAGGTAATTGGGATATACAAGTTGATGGTAACCTGACAGAAGTAATTAAAGGTAATCATACTGAAACGATTGATGGTAGTCATTCTGAAACAATTAAAAAATCTCAATCATCAAGTGTAACAGGAAGTGTATCAGAAACTTATGGTGGAAACCAAGATACTAGAGTTACAGGTAATATAGATATTCGTGGTAAACGAATAGATTTAAACAAGGAGTAATCATGGGTCATGATGATAGTCCAATAATTATAGAACAAAGTATAGATAACTTTGAAGGAACTAAAAGTATTAATGTTAATGCTTCAGAAGGTATGTCCGATGTAGAAGCTGGAATACAATTTATTTATGATATAAAATATCATACAACAGATATTGCTATAGCAACAGCGTATGGTCTTTTCATTTATTTAATCGTTAGACTCATAAATAAAATTACATCATAGGAAGATATAATGCCACCTAGAAAATCTAGAAAAATACAAGTGATAGTTCACGAACCTACATTTAAAAGAACATCTATTGGTAGAGGTAAAGTAAAAACATCTACAATGAATAAAAACAAAAGAAGAAGTTGGAAGAAGTATCGTGGCCAAGGGTGATGGAGAATATATTATACTGGTGAATGGTAGAGTGAAAACTTATACCAACTGGGAAGATTTACCTAGTTCGTTTGAGAACATAATTAAATTTAATCCGACACCTCCTCCTTCACCTCACACAAAAGAAGACCACGACTATATAGAAACATTTGATAAGAAACTTCACGAACTTATGGATAGAGAGGAAGAGTAATGGGAACATTAACAGTAGACAATTTAAATGTAAATAGTAATATTATCGGTGGTAAAATCAATGCACCAATGTTTTTAGCAAATTTAAATTCTGACCAAACTGTAACAAATAATGCAAGAACTAAAATTCAATGTGCAACAGTAGTATTTGATACTGCTGGAAATTATGATAACTCAACTAATTTTAGATTTACACCAACAACTGCTGGTAAATATTATGTATTTGGTCAAGTTGAAATTTATGCAACTGGTCAATCAAATTTGCAATGGTTATTAACTGAAGTATGGAAAAATGGAACAAGTAGCAGTAGTACTACTAATGTGTTTCAAGGTTATACTGACCATAGAAATAACTATGGTGATGGTGGTAATGCATATGCTGGTGGTATTTTTGATATGAATGGCTCAAGTGATTATTTGGAATTGTATGCTTATCCCAGCACAACAAGTGGAACACCCACAGCGGCGGCTGGTACTGATGGAAGTTATTTTGGTGCGTTTAGAATAGGAGTGTAGAAAGGATTAAATATGGCAAGTCTTGATAAAAAAATAGAAGCATATATGGGAAGAAGTGTTGATTTTATGAAAGAAGTAACTTTGCAAGATGATGGTAAAGGTGCATATATTGCCGAATGGAATATTAAAGATAAAACTAAACCAACAGATGACGAACTTAAAGCTAAAGAATCTGATGCAGATAAACTAGAAAAAAATGCAATAGTAATAGATAATAGAAAAGCAGAATATGGTTCAGTAGAATCACAGATAGAATACATTACAGAAAATGGTATTGACAAATGGAAAGAAAAGGTTGATGCTATAAAAAAGAAATATCCAAAGGAATCGTAAATGCCAGCAGTAACAAGAAAAGGTGACGCAGATGTCACTCATTGTTCAACACCATTTAGATTGGGTTGTTCAGAAGATGTATTTGTAAACAATATCGGAGTATCACGACAAGGTGATGTAAATACAGTTCATGTATTACCTGGTTTACCTTGTCCTTCTCATCAACAAGTTATTACCACAGGTTCAACAACTGTCTTTGTAAACAATGTAGGTTGTGGTCGTATTGGTGATGGTATTACAGCTTGTACTTCAGTTGCACAAGGAAGTCCTGATGTTTTCGCAGGAGGTTAGTATAAATAATATCAGGAGAAACCTATGCCAACTTCTGGAAGTTTAAATTACGATGCTAGTATTACGAATGAGAAACGAAGTGTTCGTATATACAAAGATTTAAATCTAAATTTTAATACTAATGTTGTAACAAAAGACATTGCTAAACTTACTGATGTTGAAGCAATAAAACGAAGTGTGAGAAATCTTGTACAACTTAATCATTATGAAAAACCTTTTCACCCAGAGATAGGTTCTAATATTCGTAGAACATTATTTGAAACTCTTTCACCAATTACAGCTGTTATGTTATCAGAGCAAATTGAAAATGTAATTAGAACATATGAACCAAGAGTTGAATTACATAGAGTTGACTCCATACCTAATTTAGATAGAAATGCATATGATGTTCGTATTGAATTTTTTATTGTTAATGCACCTGCAGAATTAGTTGCACTTGATGTATTATTAGAAAGAGTAAGATGATAGAAGATGGCCCTATGAAAGAACACATGGAAAGAAGTAAAGAAGGTGTTATCAAATCACAGTATATAACATACACAGTTAAGAATGGTATGTTAGTAAAAGAAATTAGTACAAGAGATTATAAGAATTCAGCAAAAGGTGACTATGTTGATTCTATAACTAGTGAACCAATAGTAGAGGTAAAATAATGGCAACGACAGATAAAAGATTAGATATTTCAGAATTAGATTTTGATGACATTAAAACAAACTTAAAAACATTTTTAAGAAACCAAACAGAATTTACTGATTATGATTTTGAAGGCTCAGGTATGTCTTCATTATTAGATTTATTATCTTATAATACTCACTATCTTTCTATGAATGCAAATCTACTTGCAAACGAAATGTTTATCGATACAGCATCATTAAGGTCTTCAGTTGTGTCACATGCTAAAACTTTAGGTTACACACCAAGAAGTGTAAGAGCACCACAAGCAACAGTTGATATAACTCTTAACGATACCTCTGTCACTACAGCAACTCTTGCAAGAGGTACAAAGTTTTCAACAGTGGTAAACGATGTAACTTATAATTTTTTAGTTAATACTGCAAGAACAAAATCAAGAGTTGATAATGTATTAACTTTTGATAATGTAGTTTTGTATGAAGGCTCTTTAATCACTACAAGATATACAGCAGACTCAACAAATGTAGACCAAAGATTTATTATACCTGATAGTAATGCTGATACAACAACACTAACTGTAAGTGTACAAAATTCGTCAACAGATACCACAACAACAGTTTTTACATTAGCAACAGATATATCTCAAGTATCAGATACATCTAACTCTTATTTTTTACAAGAGATAGAGAATGGTCAATTTGAAGTTTACTTTGGTGACGGAGTTATTGGTAAGGCTTTAACAGATAACAATATTGTTATACTAGAATATATTGTAACAAACAAATCAGCTTCTAATGGTGCATCTACCTTTACTCCGCCTGGTAGTATTAGTGGTTCATCTGATAATTCAGTTGCAACAGTTTCTACAGCGTCAGGTGGTGCTGAAGCTGAAAACATTCAAAGTATTAAATTAAATGCACCTTTAGATTATGCAAGTCAAGGTCGTGCAGTTACAACAAACGATTTCAAAGTTATTGTACCTACACTTTTTGCTAACACACAATCAGTTTCAGTATGGGGTGGTGAAGATAATGACCCTGCAAGTTATGGTAAAGTTTTTATATCTGTTAAAACAACAACAGGTTCAGACCTTACATCAACACAAAAAAGAAATTTAGAAAGTAGTTTAAAAAGTTATGTTGTTAGTTCTATTAGACCAGAGGTCGTTGACCCAGAAGTGATTTCTATTAGATTAACAACAACATTTAAATATAACTCTACTGCAACAACTAAAACTAATAACGATTTAGCAGCATTAGTTTCAACCACAATAGCAGATTACAATACAAACAATCTTGGATTATTTTCTGCACCATTTAGATATTCAGAATTGATAGGTCAAATAGATGATTCAGATACATCAATTAATTCTAACATTACTACTGTTCAAATGTCTAAAACATTTACACCAACTTTAAATTCATCTAGTTCATATACGATTGCTTTTAATAATGCATTCTTCAATCCACACTCTGGACACTCAAGTGTAATATCATCAACAGGATTTAAATTATCTGGTAATGAGAATGAATTATTTTTACAAGATGATGGCAAGGGTACATTACAATCTTATTATCTATCAGGTACAACAAGAATTATTGCAAATTCATCTTTTGGTACTGTTGATTATTTAAATGGTAAAATAGTTATCTCAAGTGCAACAGTTATTAGTGTATCTAATGTTGATAATGTTGCATCAACAAAAATAAGAGTTGTTGCTTCACCATCGTCTAATGATATAGTTCCTTTGAGAAATGACATTATAGAAATAGATACTTCTAATTCGTCTGTTACTGGTATTGTAGATACTGTATCATCTAGTGCTGGTTCATCAACTACAACAAGTTCGTCAGCAGTTACTACTGCAGATACTTCTAGTTCGTATGTAAGTTCTTCTAGTTCATCAAGTGGATACTAATGTCTAAATCTGTCTTTGACAAAAAACTATCACCTATATTAAGTGACTTTCTACCAGAGTTTGTCAGAGCAGACCATCCGAAGTTTGTAAGATTTTTAAAAGATTATTTTAAATTTTTAGAGTCAGCTGAACTAACCATATCTGGTACTGTTAATTATGTAGCTCAAGAAACTATTAGTAAGAATTATGTTTTAGATGAGAATGGTGATAATATTGTTTTACAAGATTCTGTTTCTAAATTTACAGAAGGTGAAACAATCACAGGTTCTACTTCTAAAGCCACTGCACAAGTTCTTGTTGATGATTTTGATAGTAATCAAAAACTTTACATAACTTCTAATCAAAAATTTATTACTGGTGAAACTATCACTGGTGCCACATCTTTATCTTCAGCAACAGTTACAAAGTATCGTGCAAATCCAGTACAAAATATTCAGCAACTTTTAGAGTATGCAAATGTTGATAATACAATCTATGATTTTTTAGATAAATTTAAAGATTCATTTTTAGAAGGTATTCCAAATACTCTTGCATCAGGTTTATCAAAAAGAAAATTAATTAAAAATATAAAAGATTTATATTCTGCTAAAGGAACAGAAAAAGGACACCAATTATTTTTTAGAATGTTATTTGACGATGAAGCAGAGTTGTTTTATCCTAGAGATAATATGTTACGAGTTTCAGAATCTACTTGGTCTGAAAATTCTTTCATGAGAATAATTGAAAACACAGGTTCAAACTTTACAGAATTACAAAATCAAACTATCACTGGTTCAACATCTGGTGCATCTATACTTATTGAAAATGTTACAAAGTTTACAGAAGATGGTGTTCAATATGCACAACTACAAGTTGCATTAGATTCTTTAGATGGAACATTTACTATTGGTGAAACTGTAACTGGTGCATCAAGTGTATCTGATGTTTCTATGAGTGGTACAGTTCAAGAATTACTTACAGGTGCAACAATAGATGCAGGTGGGCAGTATTATGAAGTAAACGATAGTGTTACAGTTAGTGGTGGTAATGGTCAAGGTGAATTGATTGTTAAACAAGTAGGTTCTGGTTCAATAGATGAAATTATTATTGATGATGCGGGTTCTGGTTATGCTGTAGGTGATAGTTTAATATTTAATAACTCTCTTACAAATGGCGGAGGGGCTGCAGCCGAAGTTGAAATTATAGGTGGTGCATTACAACTTGAAACAAAAACTTCACCTGGTAGGGTTATTACTGAAGAAAGAGAACAGATTGTTATCAATCACTCTTTTGGTTTTGATTTAGAAGAGGCAACTTATGAAAGTGCTTACATAGTTTTAAATAGAAGTGCAACACCTAATGTTGATGCAGGTGATAATATTATTTTAGAAGATAACTCTGGTTTATTACAAGCAGAATTATCTGCAGTTGATTATGCAGCACAAGCTTCAGAATCGACAGATTTATCTGGTGAAATAATTTTAGAAGATGAATTGAGTAACAAAGATTTAAAAGAAGAATCTTTTGAGTTATTAGATTTAAGATTAGAACAAACTGTTGGTACTGAAGAAAATATTTTATATGAAGATGGCTCATTAATACAATTAGAACCAAATACTTTACCATCAGGCGAAAGAGGTTCGATTCGTAAAGTTAAAATGTTATTAAAAGGTGACGGTTATCAAAGTCTACCTACTGTTACAGTTTCAAGTTCCACTGGGTCAAGTGCAGCAGTTATTGCTAAATCTACATCAGGTGTAGGTTCTATTGCTCAGTTTGCTGTTCAAAACTTTGGAGCTAATTATACAACTTCAGATACGATTACTTTAAGAAGAAATGTTTTAGTCAAAGATATAACTAGTGGACCATTTTCTGCAGATGAATCTATAAGTCAATTTACAGGACAAATAAAATCAATAGATGCTGATTTACAGATATTAGAATTATCTGGTACAAATATTCCTGATGAAGGTGATACCATTACAGGTTTAACATCAAGTGCATCAGCCTCTGTTGTACAATGTGAATCTGCAAGTGCTAGTATTACAACAGGTGCAGTAGGTACAAGTGTTGCTGATTTTGTTGATACATCTGGTCATGTATCTGAAGACTCTATGAGAGTTCAAGATTCTTATTATTATCAAGATTTTTCATATGTTGTAAAAATAGGTAACTCAATTTCTGATTGGAGAGATAGTATTAAAAAGGCTACTCACCCTGCAGGATTCCAAGTTTTTGGTCAAGTTACTTTTTCAAGTTTTGTACAAGCAACTATTCAAACTCCTACTGGTGGTTCAATCTCTGGATTTGTTGGTGATACAGAAACATTTACTCCAGAACTTGCTTCTACATTCTCTACATTATTCACTAGAGTATTTGGTAGAAGACTTGGTACTACATCTGATGGTACAACTTTAAATACAACTCCAGAAAGTGGATTTGATGCAAACACAGATGGTGGTGGCACTGTATTACCATCAGGTAAAAGAGAAGTTACACTTACAAGTTCCGTATCAGTTGCAACTGATGCTACAAGAGGTAAGAGTTCAACAGGACCATTCTTAAAGAACTTAACTTTATATGGTTTTATGGAAGATGGTTTTTTAAGTGACGATGAAAACATAGATGCATATTATTCTATTGACCAATTTGCAACATTTAAAATAAATGATGTTGATGCAACTGGTGGATTTAGTGATACTGATGAAGAAAAATTTGATTCGACTACAAGAAGTTTTGACGAAGTAAGAAACTTTCATACAATTAAATCATTAACAACAAGAATAAATGTTCCTCCAAGAGGTGAATTGAGAATTACTAAAACTGGAATGTTCCAGACATTTGACATGGATTTCAAAACATTTGATGATATAAGACAAACATTTGATGAAGGTTCTGGTGGTGGTATCACGATTGATACACTAGGTACAGAGTTCATAGATTTCTCTGAAACAACTTCAAGATTCGATTCTACTGCTGTGAAATTTGATGTTGGTTTTGCAGGGTTAACTAATCCACTAGACTTCTCACAAACACTATACAAATTTGATGATACACTAGGTGGTGATTATGCAAGATTTGA